GCTCATAGAGCTGTGCGAGCCTGACAAGCATCTGCTCAGTCAGACCGCCCATGCGGGCAAGGAGTTTATCCGTTTTCTCACGCGCGATACTGCGATGATTTTTGCGGAAGGCATAGAAGAAGAACTCGGGAATCTTTGTCGCGGGGTATTTGAAGATGTCGTCCGGGTCAAACTTTCTTGACTCCGCAAACACGATGCTGTCACGACTGAAATCCAGCTCATAACGGTCGCCGGTCTCTTTGTCGCTGATAAAAATCGGCTTTACACGCTCTTTGTCGTTCATTGCCATTTATGGATCAACCTCCAAGAATCGAGCTGGACGGCTTGTCAGCAAGCACGGGAGCACTGTTAGGCGTGATGTAAAGCGTGGTCTCAGCCATAGCGCCAACAGCCGCCTCATTGAAGCCGATGGGCGAGGGCTCGCCGACATAGAACGTCGCCTTTGCGAGTTTCGGATGCACGACGGCGAACCACATCTGCAGGCCGCCTGCAACAGCGGTCTCATACTCGGAAAGCAGAGTCTCCCAGAACGTGACAAGATCGTCGGTCAGGTTCGCGCCGTATTCCAGAGCGCCGCCGAGATCCTTCAGGCCCTTAACGTAGGTGACATACTCCGTCTCAAGCAGAGTCGTGCTGTCAATCGTGTTTGGGGTCGGATTGAAGGAGGGCATGGACTTGATCTCAGGAATGACCTTGTAGCCATAAGTGGGGCGCTGACCTTTGACGGTTTCAACGCAATACTGCAGCGACATTCCCGCAGTAGAAACTCTCTCGGACACTTTTTATTCCCCCATTTCTTTGAGATTTGTTTTTCAGGGATTGTTCAGATACACAAGAAAGCCGCCGTCGTCCCTGTGTCCGACAACAGCCTCGTAGCGGCAGACGACGCGATAGATCGTAGAGTCGTAGCCGGATGGCACAACCGTCCGGGAAGTCCGCGTGAAGCCGAGCCCTACCATGACGGAATCTACCGTTGCGGCAATGCTCTTCGCCTCAAGCTTTCGCCCTGAGCGCTTGTTTGAATAGATGTCAGCCTCGTACATGACCTGTACAGCGTTTTCGATCCCGGACGAGCTGCGGGCGCGCTCAAAGACGTAATTGTCTCGCTCTTCGAGGTAGACAGCGGGGAAGGACTTCGGCTTGTTCGCGTGGTCGCCGGACACATAGATGCCCTTGTATTCCGCTCTGAGCCGTGTCGCCACGTCGTCGAAGACCTCGTTTTCAATGTCAATCATTTGAGCGGAACACCTCCTCTGCCACACGCTTGACCTCTTTCCTGAGATCGCGTCCGGTCTGGTACATCGTCATGGACGGGGGATTGCCGAACGTATGCCCGCCGCCCTTTGCCTTCGGCAGCCACCAGCCGCGCGGATCGTCCCAATGCCCTTTGCCCGGCGGGATCGGATATGTACCAGGACCGTAGCCGAACTCGTCATTGAGCGGATGCCCGTCGCCGTATTTCACGCCCGCGCCGAACTCCACGAACAGCACAGCGCCGCCGGACGCGACGATCTTGTAGCCGTTATCCGCAGGCTCCACTGAGACCGAGATGTCCTTCGGCCCTGTGTAGGTCGCCCGCGAATAGTCGATGCTCGCTTTCGTCGCGCCCATAGCCGCAAGCCGCTCGCACAGCTCAATGCATTTGCGCCGGAGGTCGGCCTTGTAGGCTTTCAGCTCCTTGATCGCGTTGTCAACGGACTTTGCTGACAGGCTGATCTTGATCGTTTTCATCGGACTGTCACCTTGCTGATCGCAATGCTGATGACGTTCAGGCTCTTTGCGACGCGGCGAACAACGTAGTCATAGAGCCATTCGCCGTTTTCGCTCAGTTCCGGTTCACGGTCTATGAACAGAACGGATTGCTCGTCGATCGGGCAGGACATGTCATGCGTCACGATCACCTTGTCGTATTGGTCAAGGTTTCCGAACTGCTCCGTTTGCGCGTATCCTGTGGCCGGTGAGATATTCGCCCGCATTTCAACAGGATTCTTGTAGGAGATGACCGGGTTTCCCGTGTCGTTTCCATACTCGTCCTTGATAAAACTCTCACTGTCATACAGACAGTAGTAGAACGACGTTTCGTTTCGCTTGAGGTTCTTCACGAGGCCGTCACCCCGCACTTCGGAACAATTTCCCTGAGTATGGAATCGGGGAGGTCTCCTGTCTCGTAAGCGCGGGACACGCCGTTTTCAGAGTGTGAAAGCTCACCCTCAGCGCCGCGCTTGTTCAGCATGTAGGCAGCGGCTTTGACGTGCGTGTGCGCGTACTCTTCGGGAACTTCTGTGACGGTCGCGTCATACGGAAACGCCGCGCGGCAGATGGATGCGCCCGCAAGTTTAAGGAAGGCAGAGACGGTAGAATCGTCGGTCTCGCCCGTCATCGCCTTTACGATTGCGATTTTTTCTGATTCTGTCATATTCCCCGCCCTCCTCTGAAATGCGGTAGGTGTGTAGTTATCTTTGCTTCGACACTCTCGCCGACGCTCTGCCGCCGCCTTTGCGGGCGGGCGCTTTGCGCTCTGCGGATGCAGGGCGATCCTGCTGCGCCGCTGCGGCAGCGGTCAGAGCCGGGAGGTCATCTGCATAGATGGGCGTCTCTGTGATCTCGATCATGCCAGCGAGGGAGTCAGCGTCGGTTGCGCTGATCTCAAATTCCTCGTCGGCACGATGCCAGACGCCCTCGTAGGTAAGCCAATGCTTCGCCTTTACTCTCATGCAAATCACCCGCCTTTAAAATCAGGCGATGACTTTCATGAGCGCGCACTCGTCCATGCGCTCGAAAGAGGGCAGAACGATCTCGCTTGCAAAGGTGTTCACGTTGACCGGATGCGTGTCGATGATGCGGGTCAGGGCGACGCCGGTGTTGACCAACGCGACTTCAGCGCCGGACGCGCCGCGAAGATCAGCCTCTTCGGGGGTCGTGCCGTACCAGGTGGAGCCGAGCGCGCCTGCGGGGATCAGGGACACATAGCCGTCGGGAACGAACTTGTGAGCCGTCTTGCTCTCGTCGCGATACATCTTGTCGTAAACAGCGATGCTCAGGCCGAGCGTGTCGTTGACGACGTTGACGACATCACCCTTCGTGATATAGGCGACGGACATTCCGTTCGTGGTCAGGAAGCGGTCTTTCAGGGCGTCGATCTTTTTCAGGAGGTTGAACGTGTAGCTGTTCATGACCATCGTGGTCAGCTCTGCGCCGGTAGCGGAACGGATCGCATTCTGCACGGTCTCGATCGCGGCGAACGGGTCAGCGGTGGTCGGGGCAGTCCAGAGGTCGTTGCCGGTCATGGCAAAGTAGTTGCTGGTCTTCCACTTCTTCGTACCGTTCACAGCGGGATCGTAGTCGTAGGTGTAGTCAACGCCGTTCGCCTTGATGGTGATGCCGGCATTGCCGTTCACAGCGAACAGGAGCTGCATAATCATGCGCTCAGGAACGACGTTCGCGGCCTCAATGAGCTCGTTCGCGTCGTCGAACACGCGGGCGATGACCTCCTGAGCGTAGGGGTCTTCGGACTCCTGAACACGCAGAAGCTCCTGACGGTCGCGTTCCTTGATCTTGAAGCCCTCGCGGAAGAACGGCATTTCGGTCTCGAGCTTTTCGATGCCGATGCGGTCACGGAAGGTCGCCTTCGCGTCAAACGCGGAGGGCATGAGGGAGACAGGCAGGCCCTTAGTGCCTTTGATCCAGCTCAGGTCGAGACCGGCTTTCTTGCGGGCGGGGAACAGGCCTGAGCCAAGATAGGGGATGCGGTTCTCAGCCGCCTCAGTCCAGTTCGCGGCGATCACGCCGGGCTTGAAGAATTCAACAAGATTCATGTTTCTAACCTCCTGTCTCTCAGGCGTTCACGCCGATGTTCGTGCGGAGCACGATGCCCGGCAGAGCGGTGGAAAGGGCGGCAGCGTAGGTCACGCCGCTGTGCGCCTGCGCTTTGGTGCTGTCGATAATGCCCTGCACGACAACAGCGCCGTTGGGATTGGCCTCGGTGTCAACGTCGTACAGAAGGATGCCGACGGCGCCGGAGCCGGTGGTGGATACGCCCGCAGCGGTCAGGGGCGTGCCCGCTTTGACGATGGGGTCAGCGTCATCACCGGACGGAGTGGCAACCTTGATGGGGATAGCCTGGAAATCCTTAGATGCGAGGATTTCAACAGTGCCGTTCACAGTGGTGTTGGAGAAAATCATGTGTGGTTGCTCCTTTCTTTACTGGATATAGTGCTTTAGCGTTTCGCTTGCGTTCTTATACGCCTCAGCGCGTTCCTTGCCGAGTTTCTTCGAGAGCGCGCTGGCCGCGTCATCGCCGCCGCCTTCATTGTGGTCGAGGTTGTACCCGCCGGGCTTCGGGGTATTGCTCATAAGGTCTTTCTTGATCTTCTGTTCCAGCTCCGCATGGGCTTTCGCCTGATTCGCAAAAACCTTGTTCATATCGCCGTCCGCAAGGGCTTTGGCAGTCTCTTCCGCGAGGGCAGCGTCCATGCCCTGAGAAAGATACTGTGCCTTGTATTCCGCGATCGTGTTCTTGCGCACAAGCTCGTTGAATTTCGTCTCGAGGTCGGTGTACTTCTGAGCGGATTCCTGCTTTTCCTTTTCGCGTTCCTCATTCGCGATCTCGTCATCCGTCATCTTGCTCTTGAGCTTCTTCCCGAGCTCTGCGGCTTCGCTGGCCTTCTTGTCAAAGACCGCCTTTGAGACGTACTTGCTGAGATCGACCGCTTCGGGGATTTCCACTTTCAGGACAGCGGCGAGCTTGTCTTCGGCGCTCATTGCGTCGAAGCCCTCAATGAGTGTGGTGTCGATGGTTGGCATAGTTTTCTTCCTTTCGGGTTTTTTAATACGTGCTTCTCTGCACGTTTGGGATTTGGTCGGCTTCTCTGCCGTTTGTATATTGCGCGTACATGCCTGCACGCTGGAGGTGACGGGTCGTTACGATCGACCGCCTCCCGCATGTGCTCTGCGAGGCTCTGCCATTAAGCTACGTCACCGTATAGAGAGAGGGGCGGTTATAAAGCGTGAAACTGAGCCGCCGCAGTTTATAGAGAGGAGGAAACCCTATATGACACAAAAGATGGGCAAGCCTGCGAGGTGTAACAGGCTGGCCCCTCTCGGTCTGACAATCAAACGCTTTTGATTGGTATTACTTCTTGTTCTTGCTTTTGCGCTTGTTCTTGCTTTCGCCCGGCTCCGGTGTGATGTAGCAGCGGCAGCCGGGATGCGGTTTCGGTGGGATGTGGTCTATGTCAAAGACCTTCCCGTTGAGACTGTAGCAGTCAGCGCAGACGCGGTTATCCTTTTGCGCGTGCCATCTGACGCGCTGCACATCAGCTGCACGGAACGCCTCTTCGTCTGCCGTCTGCTCCGCCATGTCCACAAACCACTTGACCATTTGTGACCAAATGCGCGTCGCCTTTTTCAGCTCAAAGGATTTCTGGTCTTTGCCGGGCGCGGCATTGATCGCCTCTTTCGCACGGTCGCGCTTGCGGATGACCTCAGTCTCATACGAGTACCTGAGCACCGGATTCAGGTCTGACAGCAATCCCATGATCGAGAGCTCTGCCAGCTCGTCGATATAGTCGATGCGCGCCGCTCCGTTTTCCTGCGCAAATGCGTATACGTCTATGAACCTGTCAACATACAGACGTTTCAGCTCGCGCCTGACATCCTTATCCAGCTCCTCATAGAGCCGATCTATCTGCTTGATGACATTCAGCTCGTCGAAGCCGTCTATCAGGAACCGTGAGCGCACGATCTCATAGCGCCTGAGTATCTGCCGGATCAGTTTCGCGATCGTCTTGTCAGCGAGCTTGTACGGCTCAGGGAACGTGCTCATTTGCCCTCGCCGCCCTTATCTTTATCTTCGCCGCTGCCGCTTTCGTCGTCATCGCCGGGCGCGTTTCCGTTATCGCCTTTCGCGGCGATCGCATTTCGCTCAAGCTCAAGAGACTCGTTCATTCTGCGTTCCTCGTCGGCGCGCTGTTCCTCGTACCATTCCATGCCGCGCTGATACGCGAGGTTCGTGTCGCCGAAGATGTCGCCGAATGCGGTGTAGACCATTTCGGGATGGATCTTGTTGTTCGCAAGGCCCTCGCACATGCACTGGAATTTGGACTGCATGTTGTTCAGACTCTTTCTTGTGAAGTTCACGCCGATGTCTTTCAGCTCAAGATCGAGACCCGCCTGCGTCTTGCAGATGTTCAGGACGAGCCGGAGGAACTCGCGCTCAGAGCGGATGAACAGTTTCTCGGTGTCCTTCGCTCTGGACTCGGCCTCAGACCAGCCGTCGCGGAAGATGACCGCCTGTCCGGTATCGCTCGTAGAGCTGCCGCCGTTGCGGTTCGGCATTCCGCAGATGGTGAGATACGCGTCCGTAAGGTCGTCTACACGCTGCTGCACACCGCTCTGATTCAGTTCGGACGCGACGCGATAGACGCGCGCCTCCATACCCTGAGTCACGGTCTTGATCTTGACGGCCTTCCCGCCGATCGTAAGGCTCGAATATGTGCCGTCGTCAATGTCGCAGTTCTGGAACACGTCGAAGCCGTTCACAAAGTCCTGCACGGAATCGACCGCGCTTGACTCAAGCATGTTGATGTTGTTCAGTATGCTGATGACCGCCTCGAACGAACCCATGCGCGCGCTGTTGTTGATGTACTCGACAAGCGGAACCATGCCGAGAATGTGCGCGTCCTCAGTGACGCGATCCTTGTAGACGACGAATCTGCGGTCTTTCGTATACACAGTGTATACATACTCGCTGTTTTCGTCCTTTTGGATGATGACGCCGGCAAGGGGCTTTTCGCCGATGGCCGCACTGTAGATCACGAACGCGTCGCGCGGGTCAAGCGTATACACACAGAAGGGCGCGCCGTCCTCATTCCCCGCCATATCATCGGTGAGAACGAGACGCGGGGCGACGCCGCAGATGTGCATCCAGTCAACGATCTCTTTGTCTTTGGACTCCTTGTCCTCAGCTCTCATGAACTCATTGAGCTGACCGACGCGCTTGTTCAGCGAGTCATTGCCGCCGGTCGAGACGTAGCGGATCGGCTCGTTCAGGAGATACGCCGTCTTGAACGTCACGATCTCATTCGCACGGTTCACCGTGACAATGTTGTTGATGTTCTCACGGACGTATTTCTCTTTGAGCCGGATGTCCTGCCGCCCTCTGTAGTAGTCCCAAAGATAGGAGACCTCAGCGGCATTCGCGGAATGCACGGAAAGCGCGGCCTGCAGAACGTCCGTGACATTCGCGGCGGTGATCTCAGGAACCACCGTCTTGATCTTCCTCCGACCGGTCAGGCCGTCTTTCGGTAGGCAGCCGAGTTCGGTCACGATGTATTTTTCAAGCATAGCTGCCTCCAAAAAAAAGAAATGGGGCTGATACCGCCGGTTCCCGTGTGTCCGGCAGTATCAGCCCCATTCGGCTCTTCTCGCTCCACGCTTTAAGCGAGGATGTGAATTGAATTGTTTTCAGGATTCCACGCGCGGCAGTTTCGCCAGCTCGCGGCGCGTGCGGAGGATCTTCAGACCGTCCTTGACGGGAACTACCTCTACACGGTCGCCTCTGTTCACAACCGCCTCAATGGTAAGTATCTGCTCATGCGTGAGCTTGTACGTCGTATGCTCGTGACTCATAAGCCCTCCGAATAAATCCAACTTCACACTGTACATGATACCACAAAACGCCAAAGGTGTCAAGACACATGTATTGACACATTCGGGCAAAAAAACAGCCGCGCCCGA